GTGTCCTTAGGTTAATTCACAACGGCTGGTCTGGCCAAAGCGTTCTTCCTCAATGAGGCCCAGTTACGTTAGGTTCGGGTATAGGGACTTGGCCGCAGAAGGAGGCACTACGCGACCTCCAGGTTGCTGGCCATGTGGCGAAGGTGCGGCGCCGGTTACGTGCGTGCCCTCATTGATGAGTTTGGCAAGTTCGTAATAACCTCGGACTACCGCAGGATGATCGCCGGCTCCGGTAAAATCTAGAGCGGCACGAAGACTGGCGGAGACTTCCTTCGGGAGCTTGTCAAGAGCTCGACCGATTTCAGGAAGGACGGTGGATTCGAGCTTGGCGCCAATTTCAGGATCGGACTTGGTGGCTTCACGCCATTCGGTTCTGGTTCGTTCGACGGTAGCAAGAAGTTCAGATTGAATACCGGTGGTGGATTTTGTATAGAGATCAACAAGACGTTGGGCGGAAGGTTGATCAAGTTTAAGTTCTTTGAAAATAGGGGAGACTTCGGCGATAAGGTCGGGGGATAGGGTTACGCCTTCGGGTGCAGTGAAGGAATAGGCCTCGGGAGGACCAGACGGAGCTTCGATTGGAGGATCGACTGGCGCTGGAGGATTGACTGGCGCAGGCGATTGATCAAGAATCTCCCCCGTCGGCGTCCGACTCTCCGGCGTATTCATCAAGGGCGGCGTCGATGGGGTCTGTTCTTCGGTCATAAACTTGCTCCAGGATTGTGGCTTCTTTTAACATGGTTACAAAATAGTCGGGGCAGTGTGTAACTATGTCGAGGTATATGGACAGGCCGATATTTCGTTCGCCTTTTGAATAGGCTTCAAATAGAGCCTCGCCGGTGAATGGATCGGCGAAAATATGGCACCGGGCAAGGAGGTTATGAAACCAAGCTCGACCTGCTTCGGTGGACATTGCCGCGACGATGAAGTTGATTCGTTTCTGGGCCTGTTCTGCATCGATCTTCTCGTATTTACGAATGTCTTTGCGTTGGGAGGCATTACGGGTCATTGCTTACCTACCATGGCTTGTAATGCATTTTGCCCATTACCCATATCAGCGCCGGAAAGGTTCTTGGCTCCGGCTGAAAGCTTCTGCGCGATGTCGGCTTGTTGAGCAGCAGCGGCTTGTTTGGCGCGGTCTGCACGAATTTTGGCCAAGGCATCAGGGGAACGTATCATCTTAGGATCATTGTTCAGGAGAGATGATAATTTGTCAAGGGAATAATCTACGTCGATATTGTCCATAGCCTCAGGGACGACGCCAACGATGCTGCCAGCAAGGGATAGGATTCGTTCAATTGAAGCAGCACGAGTGGCTTGTTGAGCTTGGGCAAGAACCGAGACGAATTTAATCGTCATCATTTGCCCGGAGATTTCTGGTGGGGGCGGTGGGATTATGCCAGCGCGAAGAGCGATGGCGAAGGTGCGTTCGACAAATGGACGAAGAACTTCGTTGTCAATGCGTTCAAGTGCAGGGCCGAGCATAATGAGAGATTCGGACTTGCGAAGATCCCATTCAACTGCGGTGACGTTGGATCGAGTTTCGTATTGGGAAGCGGTTCGGAGGACGTCATTGAAGAAGATCTGGGACAGGCGAGATTTGACTTCAACTAAGTCAGCGGTAATTTCTTGAACGGGGAATTTGGTGTCGTAGACTGAGGCGAAGCCTGGTTTACCGGAAGCAGAATAGCCGGAGACAAAAGTAATGCCGCCAGGGGTAAGATTGGCGGGTTGGTTTTTAAGCTGAATGTCGGCGATTAGGGGAGGATTGACCATTTTGTCAATGGCTTGAGCCTTTCGACGTTGTTCTAGTTGAACCTGCTTTTGATCCGGTAAACCATCCATACCAGGACTACGACCATAAGGATCATTCGAAACAAGATCCCAACGACCAGTGATTGCGACTTGTTCATAGTAGCCCTTTCGACGAAGAATGCCAGGGACATTGGCAGCGCCACCTTGGGGAGAGGTTGAGCCACCCCATTCCCAATAGACTTCTCGCCAAGCAAACTTTTCGGAGAATCCGAATTCTTTTGCTCGACCGTCGTTGTTAGGTTCGATTCCGTGGGCGATGATTAATTCGCGGGTGAGATTGGCGCCATCTGGATCGTCGTAAAGGGCTTGAACGGCGGATGAGCAATTGTCATAGCCGAATTCTTTAACGCAAGCGTCGATGGTCATGGTAAATTCGCGATAGAAAATTGTCGGGCGGTATTTACCATCGATGTCGATATAGAATTCGCCAAGGCAGGGATTGACGCAATTGATAACGTTTTCGTAATCTTCATAGACTAGCATCGAGGCGGTGCCAAAGACAACAAGGTCGAAATAAAATATCGCGATGGAATTGTAGAAGTTCGATTCGTTAAAGATAAGGTAAAGAAGGCGTTCACATTCAGCGAGCCAAAGAGATGCCGGGGTAGTTTCGGTTGAATCGAGGTAGCCGATTTGGAGGCGAAACCATAAATCGGTTGGGGAGGATTTGCCAGAGACTAAACCGGAGGCAAGATTTCGGGCATATACACAAGCGGTGGAGTCGATAATGTGTTGATTGATTGGCGAACCACGTCCCATTTGATTAGGGGTGATTAGCCATTTGTATCGACGTGGGAGGAAATAATCTGCGAGTTCACGCCAATGGGTCCACCACGAATAGCGATTGACTCGAAGGCCTATGAGGCGTCCTTCGGAATAGTTCCGGAGACGGTAGGTTGAGGCAGAGACGTCACGCCTTGCGGGGGATTGCGGGCTGATCATTGGGCGTCTCTGGGTTAAGGGATAGTTTGCCTTCCTTATGCATGGAGGCCGCAGCCATTGCAAGGAAGGTTGGATCGGGTTGGGGTGGTGCAGGGGGAGAACGTTTGGTCATTGGGACTATCATCATGCACCTAAAAGTGATTTAGTTGCAGTGTTTTGTTGATTGGGGACTGGTGCGGAGGCTGAGACGAAAGATGTATTGGTTTGAGGCCGCGAAGAGGTTTGCGACCCGGTTGGAGATTGGATGGTTGGCGGAGTGGCTGGCATTTGTGGAACCATTAGCAAGGGATTGACTTGCTGCTGGGTGGAACCACCAAAGAGTTTACCGATTGCATCAAGGGGACCGGACAAGGGAAGCTCCTAAGGTTAAAGCGGCTAGGTTCGCTAAAGGATTCATGCGAGCATTCTTTCTTCGGAATACGGATCATATTCCGAAATGACTTCGGACTTATGCGGATAGTCCCCACCTGCTTGGCGATTGGGCGAAATTGGATAGGCGAAGGTTAGGACCAGAGCATCTATGTCGTCGAGGGAAATTCCGTTACCATCTTGGTCGGTGAGGTCTTCTTTACGAACCAGTTGAATTTCATCCCGAACGTTATAGGTGTATTCGATCGCCAGCATCTGTCGACGAAGTTCCGGGTCGTTCGGAAGGCAACCGGTTTTGAGCCAGGCCCTGCACGCGCCATACATTGCAGCACGGTTGTTGGCATAATGTTCGCCGGTGTTGCCATAAGTGCAATTGAAGATTACATCTTTTCCACCGAATTGGATTTCATAGCAATGGAGTCGGCGACCGCGAATGTTATCAACCACACCACCACCCACGCCGCCACCATCAACCAAAATTCCATCGGGACGGTATTGATCGTTGAAAGCAAACACACGATCGGTAAGCTCAATAGTGCTAAGCCCACTAAAGCGTTGGCGATTGATCGTGCGCGCATCTCGGCCCTTTCGAGGGAACAGAACAGAATCATTCTTGCCGAACCGGGCCACGTCCACGCCAAGGGCCAACGGATCGGATCGCTGGACAAAGACTTCGCGGGCCATCGCCGCGTCAATTTCGGCCGCCGAGAAGAATTCAGTCAGGCCCCGTCGGGGGAATTGACCGAGGACACGAACTCTAACAAAGTCCGAATCTTCTCCGTAGGCTTCGATCCAATTCTGCAAGCGCTTTTTGTTAGTGATTCGAACTGATCGGGAGTCAATTTGCAGGTGATTCCATTGGCGTTCAAATTTACCTCCAGGAAAACATTCACGGAAGCGTCCGACGTTTCTTGTAGGATTGCCGAAAGCGAGCCAGATAATTTCAGTGTCAGCATCGGTCAGGGCTCCTTCAGCCGTTTCCCAAATAATGTCTGGAATTTCGGAGGCTTCGTCGAAGACGAGTAGAAGTCGCTTGCCCTTGTTATGGAGCCCGGCGAATGCGGCCGGATTCTTTTCCGACCAAGGGATCATATCGATTCGCCAAGTTCGTTCGCGGGCCGGATCTTTGGAGAATAGGCCGGTGGCGGTTAAGGTGAAATGTTCCCTGGCGAAGAAACAAAGGTTGAACCACTTGCCGAGTTCCGACCAAGTTTTGGTTTTAAGCTGAGTTTCAGTATTGGCGGTGACGACTCCGCGGGTATCTGGGTAGGTGCAAAATGCCCACATGATAAGATGGGACACCGTCGCCGATTTGGCGATTCCATGGCCAGAGGCAATGGCTTCTTGAATAGCTTCGTTGAGATCGACAATTCCGGTTTTAATCCGGTTCATTAGGGCGCAGGCCCAATCCTCTGGCCCATCGAAATCGGCGAGAACCGTTCAGGGCTGGCGCCAAGGATAAGCGCCAAGAGTAAAGGCAAGCGGATCGCCTTTTACGTCTGATAACCACTGAAAGAGTCTATCGTCCATTTATATAGCCTTATTGTTACCTTCTGACATTTTCGATTCTCCGCCTCACATAATTTGCCCGACACTCGCGACATACGCCGCCGCGCAGGTCGCCCCGTCGCTTGACCAGCAGCCCGCACCGGAATTGAGCGTTGGGTTCCACTGGTAGAGCGTCACGCCATAGGACGTGAGAGTGGCCGACGACGGCATTTGCGCCGCGAGCAGCGCCGGGTCGCCATTATGGCGGAGCCGCGCCCAAAGGCCGGGGGCCATGACGGCCGGCGTGGTGCAGCCGGTTATCGTGCAGCCACTCGCAGGAGTTTGGACCACCTGTCCCACGTTGTTGAAATAGTAGGAGCCGCCCGTCGCGATAAGTCCGGCCTGCGAGATTGTCCCATTGGCGTAATAGCCCAGCGACGTGGCGAGCCCGACGAGGCCCGGCAGGGTCGTATAGTTGATTATGACCTCGACCGCCGAGGCCGGCGCGGAGACGAGAAGAGCGAGGGCGACGAGAACCGCGCGGATCAATAGCTTGCTCCAACGGTTGTCTTGGCTTGGAAGGCGACGGAGGACATAGCGGTGTTGTAGACACCGAGGGAGCGAAGGTGAAGCTGGGCGAGTTGGTTAGTGCCGCCGTTTCGCTGCCCGAAGTTTATCGAGGTCGAGGACAGTGAGCCGACCGTCGAACCGGTTATGAGCGCGTTGCCATTGGCGGACAGGTAGTCCGTCCCGCTGATGATCTGAACGCCAGCGCGGACGGGCGAGCCAGCGGGGAGGTTTGTCGTCGAGTCGTATACCCAGTTCGTCGAGGACGAGGCGTAAGCGCCCTCATATTGGCCCGCCGCATTATTCGCCGCATTTGACTCTTGCAGCTCAAGTTCGAGCGATGCGCCTTGCACGTTGGCGATCACGCCGAGTTGGTTCGCAGGAGGAAACGTCCCCTCAACAATCAGCGTGCCCGTGGTGTCGCTCCAACCGAGAGCGGACGGGGTGGCCGTTAGGGACTCGGCGGGGCGAGTTACGCTGGCGGCTTGAGTATAGATGTAAGACGAGGGGATTGAGCCGAGTTCTAATTGAGCGCCGAATACCAACAGATTTTCAGTTCCCGCCGCTACCCAAAAGCGTATGTCGGTCGTGCCTGAGCCACTTAGATAAACTTCTGGGTAGCTCGCTCCCGCGCTTTGTGTTGCAGTGACAGACAGCCTATACCACCCGTTGCCTACTGGTAATATATTTGCGGTAACGCCAGAAGCTGAAAATCCAACAGCTCCTGTATTTAAGTTAAATACCGCGCAGTCTACTCCCGCCGTATTTGAAAAATTTAGCGTTAGATAGCCATACGTCCCAACCTTCGCATATGCGGACAATGTGTAGACCGCTGATGTATAAGTGAAAGGCTGATAGCGTCCGTATGCTGCGTTCGCCAGAGTGGTGGATATCTTCCATGCATCATTTGTTCCGTCTGGAGATGTTCCAGCGCTGCCAGTGGTAACGTCGGAACCCACCGTAGCCCACGGACTGGTCGTAAAGGCGTTAGAGTTCTGGAGAACATTCGTCGCCGCCTTAGACTCAAGCAGGAGACCTGCCGCCGTGGAGTTGGGGTAATCGAAACGCGGGCCGTAGTAAGCGGCGGAAGTCGTGATGACTTGATCGCCGGGACGCGGGGCGGTTTCATAGGTGACATTTGCGAGAACAGCCGAAGTGACACTGCCGGCTACGGTGAGCGTCAGTGTTCCAGCCGTGGCTGTGAACGCGAGATAGACTTGGTTGCTCGCGCCGGTTCCCGATAGGGTCGCGACTTTGGTTCCCGAGAGGACTACCGATCCTGTTCCATAAATCGACAGAACGTAGTTCGAGGGCGTCGTGGTAATGCTTTGCGTGGAAAGCGTCGCGGAGTTTAGAAGTTGGTTATTCGGCGCATACGTCAGCGTGCCCGTGCTGTCGTAAACCATCGCGTTGCCGGCGCGAGAAAACGTGTAGCAGCCGGCGAACGTGGTACATGAGCCCGTGTAGGATTGCGTCAGGAAGTTCGAGACTTGCGCTGCAGTCGGGCCGCTGCCCCCTATCCCTCCCACGCCGGTCAGCAACAGACTGGCGCGCACGGGAGCGCCGCAAAGCGCCCCGATGATCGCC